CAGATATATTCGAACCATATGAATTGTTCACTAAACTGAGACACAGATGGCTCTCACGTGGTAAGCATGCAATTGGTTATCAGTATACTTGGGTATTGAAACAGGAACCATCTAAGGCTATGAGTGCGGTTGCTACAGCACGTACAACACTGTATGATCAGCCAGTAAAGACAAAACAGTTCAACAAGAATAACGCAAGAAGATATTCAGACAATCCGATTAAATTCGGAGAATATGATACATACAATTTCTTAGCGGGTATTTCTGTTGTAGACTTCTCTAAGATATCTACATATTTTAGAGGAAGTCAGTATGAGGAAAACTCAATACTCATGTCAGCACTTAACAATGTACCAATCGATACAACCAAGTACAATACTTTCCCACAGCTTGATCAGCTCAAGAACATTCTTAAGTTCTTTGGTGAAAAGCTTGAACCAGGAAAGTTCCATTATGGTACAATCGGTTGTCGTGATGACGTTCGAGAAATCTACTTCAATAATGTACCGGTAAATATAGCGGTAACAGAATTGAGACATATCCTTATTATATATTCATACTTCATTCAGTTCAGAAATGCTAAGATGGGTATTATGGACATGGCAGAATTCTACAATGATATGTATAATCATGACGAACTCTTCCAGGGTTATGATATGCAATACAGGGAATACATTCTCCACAAATTCGCTAATATGATTCCGATATTGGATCAGATCAAAACATACTAAGTATAGTGATCGTTTGAATGCCGTCCCAGTAGGGACGGTTATTTAAACGATTATCTTATAATAAGGGAGATGAAAAAACAATGTCCAAGATTGTAAAAATAGATGGAAAATATTACAATTTGGAACCAAAGAATCGTTCTTTTTTGTTAACAGCACAAGAGCTGAAGATGCAGGGGATTAAGCATTGGTATTTCATGCTTGAGGTAAAGAACCCTCAATTCAATATAGAAGATGTTGATGTACATGATCCTAATCTAAGTGCAGATATAATTGGTAAAATTCATATTGAATCAAGATGTAATATCTGGTATTGGTTGAGAGTTTGTGCATCTATTCCTGCAAAGGGTGCTCCACGACCATATTCATTAATATTAACCAGAGCCTCTGCAGCAGTCACATGGTGCTATGAACATTCAATCGACGTAATCTTATGTCAACCTCGTCAGACTTGGAAGACGACTATTGCGTTATTGATCATGGTACATTCATTCATATATGAACTAAGTAATGTTGATATTCCTTTCATGCATATTAAGGAAAAAGAAACATTACGTAACGCCGGAATGTTCAGAGACTATATTGAGTCTTTACCAAATTGGATGAATCCATTTTTTGGTCAGAAGAAGCCTGGTTTGAAGTCACTTAAGTATGAAGCACACGGTACTACAGTTGCTATCGTATCTTCAGCCGATTCAGAAGTAAATGCTAAGGATAAGCTTAGAGGTTATACACTTTTCCGAGCATTCGTTGATGAGTGGGAATTCATTCCTTATATAGACTCGGTTAAAGCGGGTGCAGCTCCAGCGTGTATCTCTGCTCGTGAAATTGCAAAAGAAACTGGTGGTAAAACATTCATGCTTTACACATCAACACCAGGTGATCCAGAAACCACAACTGGAAAAGCGGCTTTACGTATTATCGATTCTACTCCAAGATGGACAGAGCAATATTATGATTTAACAGATACAGAAATTGCTCAAATGTTCGAAGGCATGGAGAACAAGAACGAAGAAGGTGAAATGGAACAGGTTACTTCTGTTTATATCGAATACGATTGGAAACAGCTTAGAAAGACTGAGAAATATTTACGTGATCAGTACAACAAGGCTATGGAATCTGGTAAGCTCATAGAGTATCGTCGAGGCGTTCTTCTTGATAGATCTCGTGACTCATCTACATCATTATTCGATGAAGCTGATATTGAATATATCAAGCAGCATATGAGAGTTCCGGATTATGAAATCTTACTCATAAAGAAATATGTAATGTATGTATATAAGCATGAAGTTAAGCATGTTGCTTTAGATGCAGAATTCCCATATTTCGATTGTGAGATTCCATACTTAATCGGTATTGATATTGCCACAGGTTCTGGTGGAGATAACACGGCTATTGTTATCGTAAACCCATATACACTTGAGATTGTTGCTGAACTTAAGTCACCATACTTAGGTGGTTCATTAGATCTCATGAGATGTGTAACCGAATTAGCAAGAATGTTACCGAAAGCACTGTTCTGTCCAGAAACAAACACAGTCGGAAAAGCATTGCTTGAGTTCGTTCAAGAGTCTAAACTCGAACATAGATTCTTCCATGATCCTCAGCTTGATATTTCCAAGAATGCTGTTAGAAAGGAAACACCAGAAGAGAAGATTAAACGTCTTTCTGTTGAACGTGGTTATATTGGTACAACTGTAACACCATCAGTTCGTAATACAATGTTTGAGCTTCTTAAGATGTACCTTAAGGATTACAGAGAAAAGATTGTATCTCGTTTCGTAGTTGGAGATATTCTTACTCTTGTTAAGACTAAGACTGGTAGAATCGAAGCTGACCCTGGTGACTCAACAGCTCATGATGATATTATCATGGCATACTTACACATATTATATGTATTCACATATGGATATGATTTAACACGTTTCGGTATTGATAAATCACAGTGTACATTCGAAAAGACAAAACAGATTCTTCTTGAATACAATAACGCAGTTGAAGAATCTATCGTAGATAATACTATCCCATATGAACATGAGACTATCTACGAAGGTCAAGCATTACATGACTTAACTCACAATACAGATGATTCATATGATCCCGTAACACATATTGACCCATACGGATATCGTAGAAATCAATACTACTTATATGACCAAGATCATCAGTATGAAGAATTAGCTCATCCAGATGCTCAAGAACCTGAAGTATCTAACGATGATATGGCATTCTTCTACCACTGTAACGGTTTATACTAAATAATTTATCCTCCTATTATTTACTTTTTTTATAGATATATAATTAATTTGTATACAAAGTGATTTGTATATAATAAACTATTCCGAAAACATCCAGCAAGATGTAAAACTGTAAAACTTAGGAGGATAAAATTATGAAGATTCTCAACCGCTACGTTCACTTCAAAAAGATGAACATGAAAACATTCGTCACTTACTATTACATCGACAAAGTCGATATAGTAAAGACAGATGGACAAATGTGGATCATGACACAGGATATGCTTGGTGAACAGGACAAAGAATTCCTTGGAAAAGTGGCAGCAGCACCAATCAGGGAAATGTGGATTAAGAATTGGAATTACGTCATCGTCAGCTGGGGTGATAAGAAGAACTACACATGCTACATTCGTGAATGTATCGACAAGGAAATGATTAAACGTGTAGAACAGGGACTTGTAGAACTTATCGAAAGGGGTGAATGATCATGGCTAAAAAGATTAAACGCAGAAAGACTGATATGGAACATGAGTTCGATATGCTTGGTGATGCTTGCTATAAAGTATTCTACCGTGCAATCATGTTCTTCCCGATAATGTGTGCGATAGCAGGATTAATCACTTACAAGTTATTACCTACTCTCACTGACGTAGTATATTTCTTCAGCGGGGATGAAGTTAATTTACCCGTATGGGTTATAGCCGTATCATCCACGTTCATTATTGGATTATTAATGTATTGGATACTGATAGGGTTTATCTATGAAGATGTACTTAACAGATATATCCATAACATTTGTTACGCAATTCTCGCCAATCTCAAGAAGAAAGGCGAAATAACAGACATCCATGATTATCGTTCAATGTATAAACGCAGGAAATATATTAAAGACCTTCGTCAGACATTAGACGGCAAATGGATCGACAAGGATTGATCGATCCGAACACAGCAAAATACTTTGGATGTGCGGGCTTAGCCCGCACATCTTTTTTCTTCTTTTTTGTACATATATTGTTTCTATGTCGCGTCATCTGGATGTGGCAATACATTATTATTTACCGGAGGAGGATTCTCAGATGACTTAAAGATTATTGGGGGACGAGTCGTTGCAGGAAATTCTATATTAGGATTTACCTGTTTTAACTGACTCTCTAACCATGAACGATATTGGTAGTTATCAGTTACAACCCATTCCATTAATGTTTGCATCTTATGGTTTAATTCACCAATTCGTTCATTTAATGATTCATTTTTGCCACGAAGCTCATTAGCTTCTTTACGGTTGATTTCAGATATCTCTTGGAGACGTTTGTTTATATAATCCATTTCAGTTATTTCATTTTGGATACGTAAACCTTCTGTCTCCTGATCTGTATGTCTGTTTTCAGCATCTGCTTTCTTTGCTGTGATTCTTGCAGTAACTAAAGCAGATATACCACCACTGCTAATGACAGCTGTAATTAGAGTAATTATCTGTGTCATATCAATCATTTTTCTCACCTACCAAAATTAGTATATTTTGACATACTTACCTAATTTATTAATGTGTGATTGAATATAACAACAAGGTATGCGGATAAAAACGCAAAATTCACAGTTTTCATTGGTAAGCATATTCGTAATAAAACCATAATAAAGGAGTATTATTAACAATGAAGAATCAGAAAGAAACAAACACGAGCATAGAAGAAACGCAGATTGACACAGTCATAGGAAGCTCACTAAGTAAGAAACATATTATGTGGACTGAAGTCTTCCTGTTTGTCGCTGTAATATTTTTAATTATTGTATTTATCTATGATATCCACGTAAGGATTGAGAACGGTAAACGTGATAACGGTGAATCCCCTAAGCCAGTTGTCACAGAGATAACTACCGAAGAAACATTCATTACAACAGATATCAGTTTGACATCAATTGTTACAACATTACCGACAACTACGATATCATCTACAGATACGGTTGTAACAAGCGAAGACGTCATATCAACGACCGAAGCAACAGCAATAGCGTCTTCAACCAATAATATAGAAGACGACAGCCAAAAGCCGATCGTGGCTGCCGATCTGGTTTACGAACCAGTACCAATCATGGTTGAACCGTTACCGGTGGAACCCCCTATTTTCATCGAACCGACTGTTGTTGAAACTGAGACGGTCACAGAAAATGTAGAAGAATTAGTTATGTCCGAAGAAACTGAAGAAGTAGTCATCGAAGAACCTCAAGAAGAAGAACCTGTTGAAGAAGAATCAATGACATATCTCGGTAACCTTAAAATTACAGGTTACGTTGCAACAGGTAATCCAACAGCATCTGGCGTCTACCCTTATGTCGGTGGGGTAGCTATGTCCAGATCATATGGATTTCCTTGGGGTACTAAGATATACATCGATGGTCTTGGCACATTCGAACTGTTCGATTGTGGATGTGCATACGGGGTTGTCGATGTATTCCGTTCATCCGAAGCTGAGTGTTATGCATTAACCTCATATCGCGATGTTTATGTTATAAATTAAAATTGAATAAGGAGAGAGGTTGAAACACGTTAAAGGTTTTACTTAAATGAATAGGGAAGGAAATATCTTATGAAAAAGACACATAAAGGAATATCAATCAAATCAATAACAATCAACAAACTCACATCCTTCATCGAAGTAAAAAGTACAAATGATGAAGTGATTAAAACAACGCGTGAACAGAGAGCAGTCATTCTCAAGAATTACAAGAATAAACAGTCTCTGAAAGAAGCGTTAATTAAAGCCTTTAACAACCCAAAGATTATCGATGATGATGTAAACGTTGTCATCGAATAATTAGTAAGTTGAAAACTGTGAAAACATGATGAAGTTAATCCCCGGCCTTTGCCGGGGATTAATCATCATTATTAAGTTTTTTCATAGAGGTGTGTCTACGATGATGTGGAAATTATCCATTGGATAGAGATGTGAATTTATGATATAAAACCTTACCAAAGGAGAGGTTGTGAAAGCTTTGATAAAATCCCATACCATAATGCATCTTCAAAATTATTCTTCATCGTCAGCTTGTGGTGAAGTGGTTGCATTTTCTTCGGCTGTTGATTCATCGGTTCGTTGGGCTTTTTCCATCTGTCGGCCGATCTGATGGATACCTGTTGATGCCGATCCGGCGGAGATACCGATTACAATAGCTTCTATAAAATCATCACCCAGTCCTGAATCCGGTACGAAATAGAAACCCAGTAAGGCCAGCAGGATTCCATATACTACCGAGCAAATTGGAATGAATTTTGAGATGTCCCTTTTAATAAAATTTCTGCCAATGTACTTAGTTGCTTCATTCATCATAGCAACAAAAGTTGAAATGGTAACAATTGAAAGTTTCATAAAATTAAATCCCCTTTCATTTTATATTAAAATTATATAAAGGTAACGGAAGATAAAATATTAACCCGAAAGGAATGAGGAAATATGACGATACATATTAATGACAAAGAATATCGGAATACAGGAATCACCTCTTATGATTTCAATTCTGATGTTGAAATGATTGTTGATGATTATGCATTTGAGAATACTGACTTAGTCGATATTAAGATATCGAAAGAAGTCATCTTGGGCGAATACGTCTTCAAGGATTGTACACATCTCAAGTATGTTGAATTCTTAGAAGGTTGCAAGAACATCAAGGAAGGTGTATTTGAGAACTGTGATATCCATACATTAACAATTCCAGTTTCGATGTATCATATCAACCCAGCAGCATTTAGAAACTGTCACGTAGACAATGTCATTTATAATGGTGGATACAATAAGATCAAAAAGATGTTAAAATACTTAGTAGACTTTAAGTATGAGAACATCTGTGTCCCAAATGATAAAGACTATTATAAATCAATAAATAAGCAGTTCAATAAAGATCATAAGGATAAAACAAGACCAAACAGTCTGTTGTATCCAAAATCAGATAACACAGCATTTAATCTTGATTCTTATGGTAAACTTATAATGTCTACTAAACTGGATCAGTTAGTACAGAATGTTGAGATATTCAATATGATGATATGGAATCTCATGATGATGTGGGAAGATGATGAAACGATTCCTTTAATCAAGAATAAACTGAATGAGATAGATTTCAATTGGAATCTCAGATTCTTCGTTGTACCAGAAAAGTACAAATCATTACGTGCTAATCTTATCTTAAGAGGAAAGTCTGATAAAGAAGTTGAACGAGATGTGCTTATCATGAAGCTTCATGACATGACATACATAACACAGGAACTTATTAAACAAACACAATTAGAACTAATTAAAATTGGGGGTAAATAATCATGCAAATAGTTAATCCAAAAATCATCGTACCAGTAATGACACAGAAAATGATGAAAGACCATGATAAGATCATCGAATGGATTGGTAATGGTGCTCGTATAGCATATCAATCATTTGAGAAAGCTAATGGGGTTGAGACAGAAGAAAGACTTATCACAAGCTGTATCAAACTCGGACATACATCTGTCTTAGAACATTTCAATCTTACATTCGACTTCATATGTGATCGCGGAATGAGCCATGAGTTAGTTCGTCATCGTATAGCATCATACACTCAGGAATCTACAAGATACTGTAAGTATGATGATGAGAACATGGAGTTTATCCGTATGATCGAATACAACAAACTCACAGATCCAGTGATAGATTCAGCTATGAATCACAGAGAACAGATCTGGTTAAAGGCTTGCTCTACATCTGAAACTGATTATACTAATATGAGAAAGTTCGGTGCATCTCCTCAGGAAGCTCGTTCTGTTCTTAATAACTCACTTAAGACACATATCAGAATAACACGTAACTTCAGAAACATGAGAGAGTTCTTAACACTCAGATGTGCTAAGGGAGCTCATCCACATGCTAAAGAATTGGCAATACCACTGTTATTATTAATGAAGCAGGAATTCCCTTGTATCTTTAATGATATAACATATGATGAAGTATTCTATGAAAACTATATTGGTGACTGGACTGCTTACATCGAATATGAAAAGGAAAATACAAATGAGCAGTGAAGTAGATAAAAAATTAAAAGAAATTAAAGCTATTGCTGAGGCTATGCCAGTTAGTGCTCTTCCAGGAGCTCTTGGTTTTGGTTATCGTGATAAGAAAATTATTTATCTCTCATTACAGCAAGAAGCTTTGAATAAACAATTAAAACAGGAGGATGGATTAAATGGCAAAGATTTTAACACACACGGATGATGATGGTGATTGCGCTGCAGCTGTTGCAATCAATATGATCTTACCGACTGGAATTGGTATTGGTGAATCAGATATCTCAAGATACTGTCACAGAGGTGCAATAACAATCCCAGAATTTACGGAAGGTGAATACGTAATCGTTACAGACTTGGCTATGGATGATAACGTATTCAAGTACATCAAAACAGCTGTAAAGCATAACTGTAAGGTGTTACATATTGATCATCATAAGACTACACTGGATTATATCACAACAAAGATCAAACCAGGTAGTTATCATGAAAGAATCTTCAATAAGATTAAGACTTTCTATGATACAAGATATTCTGCATCTTTATTAGCTTACATCTATGCTTCATTACCTGAAGAAATAAAGGATAAATGGGATCACATCGATAACTCAATTATCCCGTTTGAATCTGATGCAATGTATGAGAACTTCTTCATGCAGTATAAGGATTATGCAGGTTTCCCATATCAGATTCCTAAGATAATCACTTATGTAAATGACCATGATACATCAGGTCCGTATGATCATAGACAGCCGATGACAACGAACTTCCATTATGGATTTACGTTGGAAAACAAATCTCCATTAAATGCTGAATTATGGGAAAATGCTCTGTATGATTACACAGGAATCTGTTATACTGACAAAGTAGTAGCTAATGGTTCTATCTTAGTTGAGTACAACAGCAGACAGGCTGACAGAAATGCTAAGAGTAATGCATTCGAATTCCCAATCTTCGGTAACACATGTATATGTATCAACGATATCGGTAGTTCAGATGTAATCGGACCTACTAAGTATGATGAATATGCTCTTATATGTGTATATCATTACACAGGATTCTTATGGAGATATTCTATCTATAATAATGCAAATATCAAACCAATTGATGTTAGTAAAATAGCACGATTCTTCAAGGGTGGTGGACATGCGGCAGCTGCAGGGTTCACATCTAAACATAATCTCTTCTCAACTTCCAATGGTGGTAGAAAAGAAACTAAGCTCATGATGAACATGACATACGAAGAGCTTGAGAAAGCTGTTGACAAATAAACAATGAGAGTGTGTGGCCAATGGCCACACACTCTCTTATATTTTTTATGCATTGATTATCATTTCCAGAGGAGTTGTTTCAGGTTTCTCTCCATTTAATGTCTGAGATAAACCGATGTTGATACTCTTTGAAATATCCTGGAAGAACAGTGATGATGAAATACCACTTTCCTGAACACAAAGTCTGAAGTCAACTTTTCTGTATGACATCTGATCAACATCTGGGTTTTTACCATATACCTTAGCAAATGATTCTCTACCACTTCCCTTACATAATCTACGAGCTAACATTTCATATGTAATTGAAGGACCGGTTAAGTTAATCTTATTCATGTCCAGACATCTGAACATTAAATCTGTTAAGATCTTATATGGTACTTGAGGTTTATTTGATTCGAGATATACCTGATTGATGAATGCTTCTACGTTTACACATGATTTCTGAATGTTTAATGAACAGATTTCAGAATCAGGTTGATATGTAACAATGTATGAATCAATATCTTCCTGAGGTTCTTCATATATGTTAAAGTCTAACATAACTGGAACGATCATTTGTGTTTTGAATATAACCGTACCATTCTTGTCTAAGAACTCTACAGGAGCAATTCCCATTGTAGTAATTAAAGAAGTTTCCTTAACGAATCCAGACATCTTCTCTAATACTTTTGGGATTATGATTCTCATTGCTACTTTATTTTTTAGCATACCTTCTGGGGTGATTACACAATAATTGTTCTCATCATTGAACAGCTGTTCTTTCGGAATTGTACCAGCGTTCTGTGATAAGTCATGTTTAGATTTCAGCTTGATGTTAAGCAATTTTTGTGTGATGAGAGAAGAAAGTAATCCGATCTGTGTAGCACCAAGTTTGTGGAATATCATACCACCACATTTACCACAGATTGCATCATTACAGCAACACTGAGGAGAATACAGTTGAACTCTCTGTCCTACATATTTACCGATATTACTTTGGTCTAACAATACTTTCTTACCATTATCATTGATATATCGATAAAGTATAAAGTCTTTCGCAGAATCAAGAACTGTGAATGGAATTGTAGACTCAGTACCACAGTCTGAATTTGGATCTGGGTCTAATCTCTCTGATTGTAATACCGCAAGTAACTGTTTTGACATGTAACCTGCCTCAGCTGTACCTACGGCAGATGGATATGCCGCTGCAACAACTGAGTTACCAAATGCAGGGATATCTTTCTGTGTGATACCTTCCATGAGAGATGCTTCAACAACATCGTACTTCTTTGTGATATCATTGAATACTGCACCTCTCATAACGTTGATAGTCTTGTAGTTGTTATCAAGGTTACCGTCACCTGAAGCATACATGTCATATCCATAGTCGTT